CCAATAAATCAAATTACAGGTCTTATATATTTTTAAAGGTTATATATGAAAAAATTATCTAGAAGTAAAGTTCAGAGAATGAGAAATCTAGTATCTGGAAAATATGGTGACAAAACATCAACAAGCACAGGATATAAATCTTTTAATAAGAAAAGAAAAGAAGGCGATGTTTGGGAAGAAAATGGAAAAACCTGGACAATCAAAAACGGAATAAAGCAAAACAAGACCAGATTGAAAAAAGCAAAACAGTTTTTGAAAGTTCCTTTAGCATGTCCTAAATGTGGTACATCAATGAATCACCCTGCTCATAAAAAAATATTTAGAATACACGGCCATTGTCTTATGTGTCAAACAAAATTTGAAACAAAGCTTATGGTAAAAAATGAATATAAACTGTGGCTTGAAAAAGAAGTGAGGAAAAACTTTGCGTCTTGGGAACGTGAAAAGAAAGAACAATTTAATATATGGTTTGACGAATTAGAATCTGAAAAATATATAACTGAGGCAGGGCAGGTAGAAAGCTGGTCGAAGATGAGTGACGAATCAAAACAAAATCTTGTAAGTGAATATGAAAAATGGATTGCTGAAGAAAAAGAATTAATGGAAAAAATAATAAAGGAGAACAACGATGAGTATAATAAGTAAAATATTTTCAAGTGGTGCAACCGAGCTTGTAAAAGGTGTAGGTGGAGTTATTGATAATTTACACACATCAAAAGAAGAAAAGCTTGAAGCAGAACGAAAAATAAAAGAGCTTATTGCAAGCTATGAAATAGAAATGGAAAAAAATATTACTGACAGATGGAAGGCTGATATGAATTCTGATTCTTGGCTAAGCAAGAATGTAAGGCCAATGGTTCTAGTATTTTTAGTTGTATGTACAGTTCTTATGATTTTTATAGATGCAGGAACTATTGCATTTGAGGTAGAACAAAAATGGACAGACCTACTTCAGTTAGTACTAATGACTACAATTGGTGCATATTTCGGTGGTAGAAGTATTGAAAAAAGAAGTAAAAAATAAAGTATTTTAATTATATACATATATATTTATATATAGGTTATGGCAAATAAAACAGTAAAGCAAGCATTAATAGAAGAATTCAAAAGGTGTTCACAGGACCCTGTGTACTTTATGAAAAAATATTGTTTTATACAACACCCTCAAAAAGGCAAAATAAAGTTTGACCTATTTCCTTTCCAAGAACAATCACTAATAGAATTAAAAGATAATCGGTTCAATGTAATACTTAAATCAAGACAAATGGGAATATCTACATTGACAGCAGGATATTCTGTTTGGAATATGGTTTTTAGAGAAGACTTTAACGTATTAGTAATTGCAATCAAACAAGATACTGCAAAAAATCTTATTACGAAAGTTAGAGTAATGCACGAAATGCTACCTTCTTGGTTAAGAGTTGGTACAGAGGAAGACAACAGACTTTCATTAAGGCTAAAGAACGGCTCTCAAATAAAGGCAGTTTCTTCTGCACCTGATGCTGCTCGTTCAGAGGCACTGTCACTACTTGTAATTGATGAAGCTGCATTTATAGATAAGATAGAAGAAATATGGACGTCGGCACAACAAACACTTGCAACAGGTGGTTCTGCAATACTATTATCCACACCAAATGGTACAGGTAATTTATTTCATAAAACTTGGGTAGAGGCAGAAAGAGGAGATGGACAGTTCAATCCTATCAAGCTTCATTGGTCAGAACACCCAGAAAGAGACCAGTCATGGAGAGACATGCAAGATGAATTACTTGGACCAAAAATGGCTGCTCAAGAATGTGATTGCGATTTTGTATCTTCTGGTAACACTGTAATACCTGGTGATTTATTAACATGGTATGTTGACAATATGGTGCAAGACCCTATTGAAAAACGCGGTGCAAACGAAGAGCTTTGGATATGGGAATATGCAGATTATACAAAATCATATATGGTAGTAGCAGACGTTGCGCGAGGTGATGGAAGTGACTACTCTGCATTTCACGTAATCGATTTGACAAACATGGTACAGGTTGCAGAATTCAGAGGCCAGCTTGGTACAAAAGAATTTGGAAATTATCTTGTTAATATAGCTACAGAATATAATGAAGCTTTATTAGTAGTAGAAAATGCAAACATAGGTTGGGCAGCAATACAACCTGCGATAGATAGAAATTATAGAAATCTATACTATACGTTTAAACATGAAGGAGTTCATGATGCTGCAACGCAATTAAGTAAAGGTTATGATTTAAAAAATAAAGAAAATATGACGCCAGGATTTACTACATCGTCACGAACTAGACCTCTTTTGATATCGAAGCTAGATATTTATTTTAGGGAAAAAGCGTGCACTATCAAATCTCAAAGATTAATTGATGAGCTTTTTGTTTTTATATGGAACGGCCATAAAGCAGAAGCTCAACGAGGATATAATGATGATTTGACAATGGCTTTTACAATTGCATTATATGTTAGAGACAATGCTATCAGACTGCATACTGAAGGATTGAATATGAATAAAAATGCAATTAATAATATAGTAAACACTAGAGGTGCTTACAAAACGTCCAACGCTAACGGAGACCCATGGAAAATGAAACTGGGTAACGATGACGAGGATTTAACCTGGCTATTATAGGAGTAAAATTAGATGGCTGATAAAACATTTTTTGGAAGACTACAAACACTATTTTCGACAGGTACAGTTGTACGAAGAACAGATTCAGGATTAAAGGTTTCAGACCTAAGTAAAGTTCAAGCAAATACAAAGCTTGCAACAAACAGATTAATCGATAGATATAATAGAATATATCAAGCAAACACTCACGGATATAACCAACAGGCTAATTTCCATACAATGAGACTTCAGCTTTATACTGATTACGAAATAATGGACGAAGATTCTATAATTTCTTCTGCACTTGACATTTATGCAGATGAGTCTACACTTAAAAACGAGTATGGAAATATTATAGAAATAAAAACTGATAATGAAAAAGTACAAAAGGTACTTAATAATTTATTTTACGATGTACTTAATATAGAATTCAATGCTTGGCCGTGGTTAAGAAACATGTGCAAGTATGGAGATTTTTATCTTAAATTAGATATAACAGAAAAAGTAGGTATAACAAATGCAGTACCTCTTTCATCATATGAAATGTTTAGAGAGGAAGGTGTAGACCCAGAGAATCCTGAAGTTGTAAACTTTACACATGACCCTACAATGGGAGGAGCACAAGGATATGGAAAGGCTGCAAACAATCAGATGAAATATGAGAACTATGAGGTTGCTCACTTTAGATTGTTAAACGATATGAATTTCTTACCTTATGGTAAATCAATAATAGAACCTGCAAGAAAAACATGGAAGCAGTTAACTCTTATGGAAGACGCAATGTTAATACATAGAATAATGCGCGCACCAGAAAAAAGAGTATATAAAATAGATATAGGTAACATACCACCAAATGAAGTAGAAGCATATATGCAAAGAGTTATTCAGAATATGAAAAAGACTCCATATATCGATGAAAAAACAGGCCAGTATAATCTTAAATTTAATATGTCAAATATGTTAGAAGATGTATACCTTCCTGTAAGAGGTGGACAATCAGGTACAGAAATAGATACTTTATCAGGTATGAGCTTTGATGGTATAGATGATGTAAACTATTTAAAAGAAAGAATGTTTGCTGCATTGAAAGTACCTAAAGCATTTTTAGGATATGAGGAAGGAGTTGACGGTAAAGCAACACTAGCTGCACAAGATGTAAGATTTTCTAGAACAATTGAAAGACTACAAAGAATATTTATTTCAGAGTTAACAAAAGTTGCAATGGTGCATTTATACTCTCAAGGCTTTGAAAACGAAGAAATGGTAGAGTTTGAATTATCAATGACAAATCCTTCTAACATCGCAGAACAAGAAAAATTAGAACTATGGTCTACAAAAATAAGTCTTGCTGATTCTATAAAGAGTAATCAAATGATGTCAGAGGAATGGATATACAAAAATGTATACAACATGACCAATGAACAAATTGACAGCGAAAGGCTTTCTCTTATTGAAGATTTAAAACTGACGCTTAGAAGAAATCAGATAGAGCAAGAAGGTAACGACCCAATGGAAACAGGTGAGGTACTAGGTACACCTCATACGCTTGCAACTCTTGACCCTGAAAATACTGATGGAGCAAATATAAGCTTATTTGGCAACACCGAAAACGAACCAGGTCAAGGAAGACCAGAAGAGCCAACGTCATTTGATTCTCAAGAATCTGCAAGAGGTAGAGATTCTGTTGGCAAGGAAGAGAGAAAAAGAGACACAAAGCTTTCTAACAATAAGTCTTTAAGAAGATTTGAAGGTAGAAATGTAAGAAACATGTTTAAGAAGGCAGAGCAAAATAAAACATCACTTTTAAATGAAAGCAACATAATAGAAGAGGATATATAACCGAAGTACTTTATATTTATATAATATATAAAGATATATGCAGGAAAGAATTGATATGAAAGCAAAACACTCTAAATACAAAAACACAGGAATCATCTTTGAATTGCTTGTAAGACAGATAACAAGTGATACTTTAAATGGTGTTAAGACATCACCTGCAATAAAAATAATAAGAGAGTTCTTTAAAAAGAATACATCGATTAAAAAAGAATTAAACTTATACCAAACTTTATTAAACGAAAAATTCGATACAGACACAAAGGCTGAAAAGTTTATTGATGCTGTATTAAAAGAAAGAAGTAAAATATCTCACACAGAGTTAAGAAAACAAAAATACAATCTAATAAAAGAAATAAAAAACAATTATAATATAGAAGAGTTTTTTAAGTCTAAAGTAGAAAACTATTCTGACAACGCTTCAATATATTGTTTATTTGAAAATCGATCTGCACCTGCACAATCAATTAGATTTAGATATAATCTTGTAGAAACAATTACAAGAAAAAGTAAAAAGAAAAATAGAGTAGATGAAACTTATCAACTTTATTCAAAACAAGACAAGGACGTTAGATCGCTTTCATATAAAATAATGATTGAAAAATTTAACGATAAATATGGAAATCTTTCAAAAGACCAAAAAACTTTGTTAAGGGAATATATTAATAATATTTCAAATACTACAAAATTAAAAACTTATTTACATTCTGAAATAGATAAAACATCAAAATCGATAGAAAACTTATCCAACAAAGTTTCTGACAAAATAGTTTCTATAAAACTTAATGAAGTTGCAACACAATTAAATCTTATAAAAGAAGAAACCAAAATAAAAGATATGCATATGCTTTCAGTTTTAAGAGCTTATGATTTAATCAAGGAGACTTTCAATGTCATTAAATAAAAAATTAGATAAAATGTTTGAAGATGATTTTGACAAAGAAGAAGAAATAGAAGAGGCTAACACTACTGTAGATGCTGGTGGTGAATATGATACAAAATATGCTTTTGGAAAGAAAAAGAAGAAAGATTTAACAAAAGGTCTTATGGGATATAAAGCAGTTAAAGAATCTACATTTATGAAAATGGCTAAGCTTACAATGTTAAATGAAGCTAGCTATAAAGATTATAAAAACGATGAATCTTTAAATTCAAAGCAAAAAGTAAATAAAGCAATTAAAGAAGTTAATGGAAAGTTATTTAGAATTGAAAGAATAATAAACCAAAACATCAAACTTAAAAATGAAACAGGTATTGATGAAACTAAATACTGGAAATCTACAAGAGAGAATTTAGAAAAAATCTCTGCAAAGATGGAAAGACTATCTGAAAAACTAAGGGGATTCTAAATGGCTAAGCAGGTACTTATAGATTATACAAACTTTGATATTACACCACAGATGATAACGGAGTCAGAAAAAATTAATGACGGAAGAGTTATTGTAACAGGTGTGCTACAAAGAGCAGGAGCTAAAAACCAGAATGGTAGAATATATCCAAAAGAAGTTTTAGAAAGAGAAGTAGAACAATATTCTCAAGTACAGATATCAGAGAATAGAGCTCTTGGAGAGTTAGACCATCCTGAATCATCAGTAGTAAATCTTCAAAACGTTTCACATAATATTAAAAAAGTTTGGTGGAATGGAGATGATGTAGTAGGTACTGTAGAGGTATTAGGTACACCATCAGGAAATATACTTAAAGAATTATTAAAAGCAGGTGTTAAATTAGGAATTAGCTCAAGAGGACTAGGTTCAGTAAAACAGCTTTCAGAAGACGGAACGCTTGAAGTACAGGATGACTTTGAATTAGTATGCTGGGATTTTGTCTCTAATCCATCTACACACGGTGCTTTTATGAAACCAGTTAATGAATCTATTAACGAATCAAAACAAGATATTTATATAGGAAAATATGACAAAGTCACTAACATAATCAATGAAATGCTTTGTGACTTAACATGTAAATGTTCATTACCAACAAGGAGTAAATAATATGAAATTATCAAATATGATTAACGAATCTTCTGATAAACCAAAAAGAATGACAGAAGAAGAAAAACAAAAAACATTAGAAGCTGTTTCAAGATTTAATGAGTTAGGAAAAAATGTATATAAAACTCAAGAGATTAAGGAGCTTGTTGAAAATATAAAAATGATGTCTGAAAATGCTAGCAGAATGGCAATAGAAGAAACTGCTGATTGGTTTGATGCTGTATCAGTAAAAAGAGATACAAAAGCAATATCTGACTCTGTTAAAGTATTTGAAAATACATTTACTGAAATATCTACACTACAGCAAAGATTAGAATCTGTATTTGAAGATATAGGTACAAAGCTTGGAAAATATTATGAAATCAATGAAGCTATGGATGCTGTTGGTAAAGAAGACGACGATATAGATAATGATGGTGATGAAGATGAAACAGATGATTATTTAGCTAACAGAAGAAAAGCTGTTGCAAAAGCTATTGAAAAAGAAAAAAATGAATCTGTTGATAAATTTGAACAACTTGTAACAGAAGCATTTGAAGGTTTATCAAATGTAGTATCTGCTCCAGGTATAGGATTAAATCTTAGAACTGAAGCTGCTCCAAAGATGAAAACCTCAAGCGAAGAAAAACAAATTGGCAATATAATGAAGATGGTTTCAAATGCTAAAAAAGGCGGCGGCTCAGGAAGATATGGAAAAGAATTTGACGCAGCAAAGAAAAAAGCACTCAAGGCTATTAACGATATGTTAAAATATTCAAAGATTGGAGTATAACGTGAAAAACAAAATCAACGAAAAGAAAAAATTTCCTGAATTAACCGATAAGGAGTATGCTTCTTTAACTAAAGATAGAAAAACACTTGAAAAATCAATCAATAAAAATCTATTCCTTTTGACAAAGGCTAAGTTTAAAAAGAATATAGGCAAAATTCCTGTATATACTGCAATAAATGCAAACGATGAACCAGTCGATATTACGATAACAAAGAAGGGAAACATAATGAGATATGACCATTTTAAGAAATGGGGGCCTGACCAAGGGCAGGGATATGGAAATGTTTTAGGCGATTACTTCGAAATAAACAAAGGTAAAGTAGGAAAAACAAAGAAGTGGAAATACGAATCAATGGAGTATAAATTAAGAAATATGATTAGAGAAGAAATAATGAAATCTTTAATTACAGAAAAATTTGCATCAAAAAAAATAACAAATCTTTTCAAATTAATGGATTCAAGGGACAGAAAATTCTTTGATGTAACTGCAAAGTCAAAAGGTTTTGCATGGTCAGATGTAGAAGATAAAAACGTAGGTACAGGTGCAAGTCCTTCTAATGATTATATGAATATTTTTATTGTCGACAACGCAAAAGAAAATCCATATCAAGTAGGATATGAATACGGTAGACTTTCACCAGGTATTATAGGTATTACAATAGGTAAAAAATCTATGTACTGGCCAAAGCAAAGATATTCATCACCTGATAGCAAGATTGGTAGTCAAGGTAAAAAACTAGATAATTACAAAAGATATAGCGAAGTAGCTGATAGAGTAATTAGCATTGCACTTTCTGATATACCTACAGCTAAAGAAAAGCAAGCTGCTAGAGCAGAAGCTCAAAAAGGTGCTGCGGCACTTATGCAAGCTAGAGATGTTGCCAACGCAAATCATAAAAGATATAAAAAAGCTTTAACTATGAAAGTTGCAGCAACAGGCGCAGAAGGCATGGAAAAACTTATGGCTCAGGCGGCTAAGGTAGTTCAGCAAGTAATAGATAAAAATACTCAGATGCTTAAAAAAGGTAAATACCAAACATCATGGGATACATATAAAACTGTAACTGATAGATACTCTAGAATGGTTGACTCATATGTAAGATACAAGCAAGAATTTGCAGCTGCAGAAAAAGAAAAGGCAGCGATGAAAGGAAAAGATGTTGATACGTCTTGGAGAAATGATTACGTTGCAAACTATATGAAAGAAATCAAAGATTATTATACTGACATGCTACAGAAAGCTAAGATAGTTAATCAAGGCGAATACAGAGACATAGTTAAAGAATCAATTACAGAAGCTAATCCAGATGGAACAATATCACCTGACGAAGATAAGAAACGAGCAATGCTTGTTAAAGCTTCAGTTAATAATATGAAAAAGTTTGTTAACGACATCAAAAAACAAGCTGATAAAATTGGTGGTTCGTTTAGAAGTCCTGGTATTAAAGCAGAGGTTAAGAAAGCAATTAAAGGTATATTTGATAGCCTATAATAAATAAAAAATAACAGTTTTATAAAAAGTCCGGTGTATGTTTTCATATGTCGGATTTTTTTATTATATTAGATATAAATTAAGTTATAACTAAATTATAAGGAATTATGAAAAAAAGATTTAATAATCGTAAAAGACTTGCAAGACACGACTTTTATTTACCAGGCTGTCCTGAAGGAGTAAAAGTACCTGACTCAAGTCCATTTGCTTTAGAGAAAGCAATGAAGTATCTTAAAAAACAACTTAAAGATTCAGATAAGATGTTAAGATATAAGGCAAAGAAAGAGTATATAAAACCTACAACAAAGAAAAGAGAGCTTATGAATGAAGCCAAAAGGAAAGAGGCTTATAGACAGCGAGTATCTCAGAGAGTTGAAAAAGGCTATGTTTGGACAGCAATGACTAAGTATGGCGCAATGTAGTAAATAATACTTACAATGTTTTAAGAAAGAGGCAATTTTTAGCCTCTTTTTTAGTTTTTGAATATTTACATATATATTTATATAAACAATATAATATGCAAAAAATGTATTATCTCTTATATAATACAGCATATCAAACAAAATCCCTATTAAGGTTCCTAATAACCTTATTTCCCGAACAATTTATTAAAGGAGAAAAATAATGTCAAAAGACTTATTAAAAGAAGCTATTGCTGACGCAAAGGCGGTTCGTTCAACTGCAATTGCAAATGCTAAACTTGCTTTAGAAGAGGCATTCACTCCACGTATTCAATCTATGCTATCAAACAAAATCGCAGAAGAAATGGATGATATGGAAGAGACTGAAGAAGATGCTATGGAAATGGCAATGGACACAGACGAAACATACAAAAACGAAACTGACGATATGGATGAGATGGGTGATATGGAAGAAACTGACGAAGTTGAAGAAACTGACGAGTTAGAAGAATCTGAGAAAGAAGTTGAAGAAACTGAAGACTTAGACGAGGCTGACGAAATGGAAGAAACTGATACTGAATTAGAAGAAATCATCAAAGAGCTAGAAGAAGATGAAGACGGCGAAGAAGTTAACGAGACTGAAGAAGTTGAGGAGACTGAAGAGCTAGAAGAATCTGAAGAAGAAATGGAAGAACTAGACTTGGACGAAGTAATCAAAGCATTACAAGAAGAAGACGAAGTTGAAGAAACTGAAGAACTTGAAGAAACTAAAGAAGATGAATTAGAAGAAGCTTACAATGTAATCAGATTTTTAAAATCTAAAATCAATGAAGTTAACCTACTAAATTCTAAACTACTTTATTCTAACAAATTATTTAGAACTAACAACTTGTCAGAATCACAAAAGATGAAGGTCATCGAAACATTTGATAGAGCAAATTCTGTAAGAGAAGTAAAACTAGTTTATTCTACGTTAGCTGAATCTATTTCAGGATATACTCCAAAGAAAAAATCAATGAACGAAGGCTTAGCATCAAAAGCTGTTGCGTCAACAAAACCATCTAAAGATGTTATTGTTGAATCAAATGACTTTGCAACTAGAATGCAAAGGTTAGCAGGTTTAAAATAATATTAACGACAAACAAATAAGGAGACTTAAAAATGTCAACAAACATTAACAATTTATTACAAGATTCTCAAGCACAATTTGCTGCTCAGAGAAATCAAACTAAAGGTCTTGTAACTAAATGGGAAGCTACTGGTCTTTTAGAAGGAATTGGAAAAGAGTATGACAAACACAATACTGCAATTCTTTTAGAAAACCAAGCTAAACAACTTATTTCAGAATCTAATGCTATCGATACCGGTGTAAATAGAGAAAACTGGAATGGTGTGGCTCTTCCATTAGTAAGACGAATTTTCGCTGAAATTTCTGCAAAGGAATTTGTTAGCGTACAACCAATGAATTTACCATCAGGATTAGTATTCTGGTTAGACTTCCGCTATGCAGGCTCTGCTGGTGTAGGTAAAGGACGTCACGCAAACGGTGATTCACTTTTCGGTGCTTCAGGTAAAGACAAAGCAAACTTGACGAATGGACTTTACGGTGCGTTCTCTTCATCATTAGTTGGTGAAGGTGCTGGATTCTCATTAGCAAAAGTTAGCGTAGCTGTTACTTCATCTGATGTATCTACAGGTGTTGTAGATTTATCTGCACTAACTGATGCTAATGCAGTAGTTGATGCAGACTATGATTTAGCTGGTGCTTTCTATGTTATCTCATCATCTGCAGCTGGTGTAACTTCTGTATATACTGCATCTGCTTATGACGGTATAACTGATGTAACGTTTAACTTAGTAGGTGCTGGTACAGCTATGGTTTTACCAGGAACTGGTGGTGATTTATTCTACTACAAGAATACTACTAATGCTATTAAAAGAGGTGATTTTGAAGATACAGTTCAACCAGAAATCAATTCTTCAACAGCTTCTGATGATTTAGCTATTCCAGAATTAGATGTACAATTAACTCAAGAGGCTTTAGTTGCTAAGACTAGAAAATTAAAAGTTAAATGGTCACCAGAATTCGCACAAGACTTAAATGCTTATCATTCAATTGATGCTGAAGCAGAATTAACGTCTATGCTATCTGAATACATCTCAATGGAAATCGATTTAGAAATCTTATCAATGCTTACATTAGCTGCTAAAACAAGTGGATTTACATCTAACTTCTCAGCTTCTGCTCCAACAGCTGGTGAGAAATACGGTGACGCATTCGGACAATTAGGTATTGCTATGCAAGCTATGTCAAATGCAATTCACAGATCTACTATGAGAGGTGGTGCTAACTTCGCTGTATGTTCACCACAAATCGCTACTTACCTAGAGTCAATGGCAGGTTATACTGCTAACACTACTGGTGAGGCTGCTGAATTTGCAATGGGTGTTTCTGCAATCGGTTCACTTTCTAATAGATTCACTATCTACAAAAATCCATACTGGACAGGTGATGATATCTTATTAGGATTCAAAGGAAACCAATTCTTAGAAACTGGTGCTGTATTTGCTCCATACATTCCGTTAATCATGACTCCGTTGGTTTATGACCCAACTAACTTTACTCCACGTAAAGGTGTTATGACTAGATACGCTAAGAAAGTTGTAAGAAACGACTTCTACGGTGCAATCTCAGTTGACGACGATGCTTGGTCAAGCTCATTCGGTTTACCTGCATAATCTAAATTAGATTAATTATATTATTAAAGGAGCCACTTAATTGTGGCTCTTTTTTTATGTCTGCATATTTATAGTAAATACAATGGAGGTTTATTATGGCAAAACAAAATATAGAGAAAACACCACCAAAAGGAAATGTTAAATTCTCAATCACATTATCAGAAGAACAGAAGGCAGCAAAGCAGGCAATGCTTCACCATCCCTATAATTTTGTAGTAGGAAAAGCAGGTAGCGGTAAAACACTTTTAGCATGTCAGGTAGCATTAGATATGTTCTTTAAGAGAATGATAAATAAAATCATTATAACAAGGCCAACAGTATCTACAGAAGACAATGGTTTTTTACCTGGTAGTGAAAAAGAAAAAATGGAACCGTGGTTGGTACCTATTCGTTCTAATATGAGAAAGGTATACAATAAGCCAATGATACTAGAAAAAATGGAAAACCAAGAAGATATAGAGCTAGTATCACTTGCACACTTTAGAGGTAGAACATTTGAAAATTCTGTTGTAATTGTAGATGAGTTTCAGAATTTAACTAGATCGCAATTAAGAATGGCGCTAGGTAGATTAGGTAAAGGTTCTACAATGATATTTTGTGGAGATAATCAGCAGATAGATTTAAAAGATAAAAACTATTCAGCAATACATGATATAGCAAAAATATCTGATTCAGAATATGTATACAAGCGAATACTATTAGATAACCATAGACACCCAGCAATAGATGAGGTATTTGAAAAACTAATGGGAATGTAAAAGAGCTTAGTACTTGATATTTATATAAAAGTAAAATAGGGAATACAAAATGGCAAACATAGCAATATATGACGGAGCAGCAAATTCAGGTTCAGTATCAGGAAGCACACCTTTTGGTTTATATGATACAGATTTAACATATCTTACTGCATCTGCAAATACAGCTAATTGGTGCGCTAAAAGATTAGGCTACCCTGTAACAGATATAGAAATACAAAACATACAGTTTTTTGCATGCTTTGAAGAAGCTGTAACTGAATACTCTGCACAAGTAAATAGATTTAATATAAGAGAAAATTTATTAAGTGCACAAGGTAATTCTACAAGCAAAGACTATACTCATAAATTAATTGACCCTAACTTAGGTAGAATAATAGGCTTATCAAAACAATATGGTTCTGAAGCAGGAAGCGGTGGTACTGTAGATTGGAGAACAGGTCATATAGTTACTACTGCAAGCCAACAGACATATGATTTAACCGCTGTACTTACAGGCTCTGACGGATCTGCAGAAACAAATGATATAGAAATAAAAAAGGTATTTCATGAAATAACACCTGCATCAGATAGACACTATGACCCACAATACGGTGCTGATTATACTATGAACTCATTTGGCTGGGGAGGAACAATGGTAGGTGTTCAATATTTAGCAATGCCTATCTATGACGAATTACTTAAAATCCAGCAGACTGAATTTAACGACCTTGTTAGAAAATCTGCTTATACATTTGAAATACAAAACAACAAACTTAAAATACATCCTATACCGGCAAGTAGCCACAAGTTTTATATACAATATATACATACATCTGATAGAAATACATTAGTCACAGCGTCGGCAGTGTCTGACTATTCTAACATGGGATATGGTAATATGACATATACAAATATCAATGAGCCAGGTAAACAATGGATAAGAAAATATACTCTTTCATTAACTAAACAGGTGCTAGGTTCGGTAAGAAGTAAATATTCATCAGTCCCTATTCCTGGAGCAGAGGTTAGTTTAGATGGCGATACTATGAGAGCAGAAGGCATTGCAGAAGCTGAAGCATTAATTGCTCAACTAAGAGAAGATTTAGAAGCAACATCTAAAAGAATAATGATTGAAAAAGAAAGCGAAGTAAATAATTTTCAACAAGAGATGCTTA